CGGAGGCAAGAGACGCGATCTACGAGGACGCCATGATGGCCTTCAAATACGGCAACCTGAACGACTACATCAAAACAGAGGAGGCGCCGAACGCCAAAGAAAGCGACATCCCCAGCTTCCTCCTCACCGAAAACGACTAACACCAAAGGAGACACACATGAACACGAAAACAAAAGTCGTCGGACTCGTTATCAGCGATCCGAAAATAATCAAAACGAAAGACAACTGCGGACGCAATGCGTTCGGGGTATTGGGAGAATACCTGCTTGAAGACGGAACAAAAGCGCCGGCAAGGCTTGTTTCTACGCGCAAGAAAGACGTTCCCGAGGACATCGAAAGTTGCAAGAGGGACATTGTAGAGGGATGTCTTCATTTTGAGGGTCCCTTTCTTATCCGGACATACCGCATCGGCCCGAAGCGGATGGCCGCTTGACGCCCGACACCGGCCTTTGTCCAATGGGGGCAGAGGCCGGAACGGACGGCAAACATGCTGACCCGGTGATGGCCGCACCATCTATTGAAACAAAGGAGACACATGAAAAACGATACACCGCACACGCTGGATCATTTCAGCGCGCGCATGCGCTTCCCCGGTGGGCGCGTAACAAAATCATTCGGCGCATGGCTTGAGGAGTGCGAACGGCACGACTCTTGGCATGAGCTGCCCGAGGAACAACGCAAACCAACCTTGGCTAACGTGGCCGCGTTTCTTGATGACTACGCGGACTTTGAGCCGGTCCAGTGATGGCCGCCACAACCAAACAAAGGAGACACATGAAAAAGACAGCGAAATCAAAAGCCAAGAAACAGCAACCGAAACCGGAGGTAGTCAAAGATTTTGACCGCCTCGACCACGTTAGGCAATTTTGTCCGCAGCTCATTGAGAAGCGGGCCAGCCTACTACCGTTTGACGACGTGATCTGCGGAATGTCCGCCGGACCACAACCAAAGGCCAAAGACTACGACCCGAAGGAAGAACCATACTTCACGGTCGAAGTCAAAGACCCGACAGACAGTAAGTGCTCATACTTCTTCAAAGTGACGAAGCATGGAGTGACCTACGACTTCGGCCAGTGGCCGGGAGACGGCACGCTGGATATATGGGACGCCGATATGCCCTACAGCATGGAGGCATTGTGGGAGTTCATGCGTCAGGCCCCACGGCCGGCGCATGTGTTCATCAAGTGATGGCCGCCACGACCATGAAAACGAAGCCAACCAAGAAGCGCACCACCAATCGCCCGCCTAAAGCAAAGTGCGACAACACAGACGTTGGGACAATCGAGTTCCAAGTCTATTACAGTTGCGACGAGGGCCGCGAATGGGAGTGCGACGAGTCATTCGCCACGCTGGAAGCGGCAGAGGATTACTGCCGGGAAAAGGCAGAGATATACAGCGATGACGTTATTAGTGGAGAAGATGCGCCGACACCTTGGGAGTTTTACATCTATGAGGTCAAAGGCATTCGCAGATTCCGTTATAGCTACAACGTGGAGATAACGGTCCAAGAAGAAAAGCTGTAAGCACACGCCGCTCACAAGGGAGGGGGCAAATCGCCCTCTCCCTTAAGCCGGCAAGTGATGGCCGCTGAGACCATGGAAACCAAGCAAGACCTAGTGCGACTGATGGACGGGGCGATAGCCAAAGCCAAGCAGCGCAAGCAGAGGCGCCCGATCTCGCACCCCACGACCAAGATGCGCATGAGGTGCAGGAACGCCACCGGCGCCCGGTGATGGCCGCCCGATCCACCGAAAGCACACACCTTGACACCATCCGTGTGACAACAGCACACAACCGCACATTTACAGAGTAAAACAAAAGGCCCGAATAATCCGTTGAGCGATTATGAGCCGCCTGCTCTAACCGTTGAGCTACACCCCCGAAATGAAACTTTCTCTGTAAATTGAACTTTTATGTGCCACTTTGAACCAGCATAAACCAACACTGTGCTAATCAAAAGTTGACACGTTTTGAGCACAGTCCGATAGTGAGGCGTTATGAACACTGAATCCTTCCGCATTGAGATCCCCAAGTTTGGCATCCGTGGCACTTGCTTTTGGCGAGAGTCCCGATGGTGGCTGCGATTTATGGAGGGCAAGAAGATCAAGCGGGTTTCCCTCAAGACGAACGATGCGAAAATTGCCAAGGCGAAGGCCATATCGTTCCTCACTATTCTCGGGGATCAGGGCATGGCCAAGCTCAAAGAGACAGCCAACATGCGCGACAGCGCCCCGACCATGGGCCAGATCATCGACCACTACGCCACCGTCACCGACTGCACCACCCACAAGAAGAACACCAATGCCCTCATGCGCGTCATCGCTAGAGCCAAAGGCTGGACGACAGCCGGCGCCCGCGCCATGACCGACGTGGAGAAGGCCAAGGTGATGGCCGTCCGATCCACCGAACTGACCGCCCAACTCGCCGTGGACTACCAGCGCGCCGACAAGAACGCCATCTACACCAAGGGCACCACACTGGCCGGCGCCAAAGCCGTCTTCGCTCGCACCAAAGATTGGGTCGGCTTCCCGCTGCCCGACATCTCTGGCTTCCTCACGGCATCCAAGGAGGCCAAGCAGAAATACAATCCCAACAGCTTCCAGCACATCCCCAAGGACACGCTCGCCACCATGGAGCGGGAGAGCCGCGCCGATGAGACCCGCCGCCGCGCCTTCATCTGCTGCCGGTATCTCGGCATGACGCCCAAGGAAGTCAGCTATGCCCGCAAGGGATGGGTCGAAGACCGCCCGCAGGGTAAGACCATGTGTGTGCGCGAGCGTCCCGATGAGGGTTTCTCCCTAAAGACCGGCGGGGCGCGCGAGCGGGATATTGTCATCGCACCATGGATGGCCGATGCCCTGCTCAAAGCCGACGACTACTTGATCCCGCTGCCCACGCCGAACCTTCGCTACAACTACATCCTGCGCGTGTTCAACCTCTGGCTTCGCACCCTAATCCCCGACCGCAAGGGGGCGGCCTACGAATTGCGCAAGCAAGCAGGGTCCGATTGGCTGGAGGCCACCGGCAAGATCAGCCTTGTGCAATATCTTCTCGGGCACAGCACCCCGACCACAACAAGCCGCTGGTATGCCACATGGCAACGTGCCGTAGTCGTGCCAGAAAAATTCCAACAAGAACCAACAATATGAAACTGCTAACCCTAACGCTCGCTGCCGCCATGGTGATGGCCGCTGGATGCGCGCAAACGGATCCGACTGCCTTTCTTAAAAAGTGGACGCCCGAGGAGCTTGCCGAGTATCGGGCGTGGGAGGCCAAGCAACCGAAGATCCGCTTCCAGCCGGGGACCGACATGCTTGGAATCGCCCCTTCGACTGTTGTGTTTCAGGGGTCGGCGCCCGTTCCGCAGCAGGCGCCACAACCGATCATTGTTGCTCCGTCTGGAAGTGGAGTTACAACGGCAGGACAAGTGGGAGGAACAACAGTTGTCTCAACCTTTGGAGGCAACGCGGCCCCCATTTACACGCCGCCGGCATACGGCTACTATGGCTACTGATTTGTCCAAGTGTGTCTCCTAACCACAAGGACGAGCGCGTCGAGTGATGCGCTGGGCCGCTCTGGGAAACCGGGGCGGCCCTAATTTTGTGGCGCGGGGACGGGGTCAGGTAGGAACGACTGCGGCTGCATGCCGGTCGGCATCTGCTGGCCGATGCCCATGATGAACTGACCATAAAGCGAGCGCTGTGCGGGCGTGAGATTACCAACACTATGGCCAAACAGTCCGGCCTTCACGGCGGCGTTCACGTCCTTCACGTCTTTGACAAAGAGATCCACCTTCGTTTGGTCGGGAACCGAGGCGTATTGCGGTAGGGCCAGCCTATTGTAATAGATCCCCATGGTCATGTTGCCGAGGTAGTAACGGTAGGCCGCCATCTGCTCGTTGGTTAGCTCGATCTGCTGCCCATTGATCGCCACCTTATTGCTCTTGATCTTGGTCGGCAGCATCTTCGTCTCGCCGGTGACGGACATGATGCGCTCCAGCTCTTGGAATGCGGGGTCGCCCTTGTATTTCGTGAAGCGAGCGGGGTTGATGAAGACGTTGAAGAACGAGTTGCCACCGTATCCGTAGCGCTCGACCGCTTGCCCGAGGATGTCGTAGCGCGGGGGAAAGCTGGTTGACACGCCGGGGAGCTGTGACCCGATGTTCATAAACATCCGCTTCATGTCTGCCGTTAGCGCTGGTCCCGTTGCGTTGCGGTATTCGCGCACGATGTTGTCGTTGTATTGTGAGACCTGTCTGACGATCTGCGGGACAAACATCGACGGCATGCCGAGCGCCGTATCGTAGATGGCCGAGATCGGCTCGCCGCTGTTAGACCACTCACGATTGAAGGAGGCAAAGCCTTGGAGTAGCGGTTCTTCTTTAAGAGACTTGGCTCCAGCCAGCATACTAAGGGCGAGCCAGCCCGCGCGCTCGCCGGGGCGCCCGCCTTTGGTTGCTTCGCGCTGGGCTGCGTCTTCCTGCTTCCCATACTCGGCGCCAGCCGCCAACACGATGGACATAGGCTGCGCCCAGTTGTAGTCCATGAGTGTGTCGCCATAAATTGCGGGGTATGGATTAGTCCAGTCGCCAGTCAACATGCGCCGGCGAAGCTGCGTCAGGTTGATCTGGTATGCCCCAAGCCCCGAGGCTTGCCGCATTTGCTCTAGCTTCTCATCCTCCTCGCGGCTGGCCGTAATCACGCCCATCTTGTAAAGATAAAGTCCGGTCATCCACATGCCGGTGCCGACTGTCGCTTGAGAGAATGCCTTGTTAAACTCTGCGCGGTCGAACCTTCCAGTCTGCGCCATCCCGTTGGCGTAAAGGATACCCTTGGTTCCGCTGTAGATGTTGCGGATAAACCCGAGAGGCGACCAGTCAACGAACCCCTTCTCCACGATGGAGCCGGGGACTTGGGCGAACGGAACAATGGCCGTGCCAAGGCCAAACTCTTTGTTGCGGTTGAGCGTGCGGCGAAGGTCGGCGATGAGTTTGCTGGTGAAGTTCGGGTTCTGATAAATGGCATACATGGCATCCGCCTGTGCTGCCTCAATCATTTCGGGCGTGGGCTGGCCGGTCCATTCGCCGTTCTTCTTGGCCGCCGCTTCCATCTGTGAGAGGCGCGACCTGTATTCCGCCATCCAGAAGGCACGGTCAGCAGTGCCGAGGGCGACAGACAGCGTGGACTCCAACATCTGCATGGCGCGACCGCTGAACAGTTGCCGGTTCACATCCTTCACATCACCAAACTCCCACTTGTTTTGTGTGGTGAGCTTGGACATGACGCGCAGATGGCTAAGTCCGGCCATGAGTTCGCTTTTGCGTTCGCTTGGGGCGTTGGATGCGTTTTGTTTGGCCGCCCACTTCCACCCCTTCATAAAGTCTTGGGCAGGCGTGAGCATGGCCGAGATACGCTTGCCGCCGGATGCGGTGTAGATCAGTCCCGCACCCGCGCCGATGGCCGCGCCGGCCGTGGTGCCAATGATTGGAACGATTGATCCGATGGCTGCACCCGTGGTAGCGCCAGCCGCCGTGCGACCAGCCGCGCCCATGAGGCCGATGCCCGAGGCCGTGGTCCGCCGTCCGCCATCAAACAGTCCGAGCGTTGGGTCGGCGACCATGTTGATGAAAGCGTCTCGCCCGATGTTGGCAATGAACTGAATGGTGTTACCGCCGATGTTTCTGATCCACGTCTTGGGAGCGAACAGCATGGAAAGGTAGGCCACGGCGCGCGTCTGCGCCCAGATGTCTTGCGGCACGATGCTCATGGCCCGCTCATACATCTTGGCGGTGAGCACTGTCTTCACGTCTTCGTCTGTGGTCGCTTGGATCTGTTCGCGGTAACGGTTTAGCTCTGCCGCCAACTCTGGAGTCATGGCGGGCACGCCAAAGATTGATGCCACCTTCGACATGTATTGCGAGTCGGTCAGGTTGCCCGCCTTCAAGTCGGCTTGCAGTTGGTTAAATATCTTCAGCGCCTCGCCCGTGGCCGGTTTGCGGGGGGCAATAAGCTGCGCGCGGACTTGGTCGAGGGCCTTGTAAAATTGGTTGGCTACGGAGGAAGCAATGGATTCCGCCTCGCCCTTGGAAAGTCCGGCTTCTTGCAGGATCTTGGCGATCTGTGGCTTGGCCGCCTCCTTCACGCTTGGGCCGGTCAACACGTCGCGGATGGCCACCATGACCTGTTCGCCCTGCTGCACGGATTCAACGCGCCGACTAATCCTTAGGCCGATGCGCTCGCCGCCGAACTGCCCTTCTTTTAAGACAGAGTTGGCAATGTCGGTCTTGGCTTGAGCCACCGTTGCACCAATTTGATCCACTACGGACTGTGCTTTCTTCAATGCCTCTTGCCGCTCGGGCGGCAGGGTGTTGATGTAGTCCTCGATCATGCGGTTGGCATACATGACGATGCCTTCCGGCGTCATCATGCCGATGATCTTGAGGTGAGCGATGGCGGCGCCCATGGTCTGGCCCTTGCGGCTTACCACCTTTAGCACCGTGGCCTGCCCGTTGTAGTCTTGCATGGCGCCGAGCCGACCAGCCAACTCGACGGCAATGGCTATTTCCACCGGAGTCATGGCGCGGGTGTCATCGCTCACGGAAATCTCGGTCATCAATGCGCGAGCGGCATCTAGCCCGTAGTCATTGATCCACGCCTTGGCGGCATCAATGGAATCCTTGAACCTCTGCACATCATAGACGCTGCCCATGAGGCTTTGCGTCTGCTCGGGGACGTTGGGCATCTCGCTCGCCCTCTCCTCAAATTGGCGGGGACGTTGCTCGGGATTGGTGTTGGCTGGGGCAGGGGATGGCGGCGGCGGGACCGATCCTTGTGCTGGCTGCGGCTGCGTGGGCTGCGCTGCTGGCGCCGGTTGCGGCACCGCCGTCGCGGGGGCGGGTCCGCCAGCGGCGGCATTGGCGGCAATGTTTTGCTGCGTGGCCCGAGCCATGTTCGGTGCGCGCCCCATCGGCCGTGCGGGAATAGAAATTGTTTGGCCGCCCAGCTCTACGTTGACATCGCCGGCCCGAAGCTGCTCCTCGGGGATGACAGCGGCGTTGCCCAGCGGGAGTTCTCGGGCGCGCTCAAGCCTTGTGCCGACCGCAATGTCGATGCCGCCCATGGCGGAATCCACCGCCGTTTCAGCAAGGACACTGCGCCCGCTGGTGATCTGTCCGTCTTGCGCGATCTGTTTGCTGGCCTCGCCTGCGCCACCCATGAACGACTGCACCGCTGTCTCCACGGCGCCAGCGGTCAGGCGACCGAGCATCTTGGTGCCTTGCCGGCCAAGCAATTTGCCGGCGATCAAAGCGCTGCCCACATCAAAGGTGGCAACGGGGACAGCCCCCTTCTCGGCAAACTCTCGGGCCAAAGCCATCCGCTCGGGGTCTTGCAGCCCTTCGGTCAGCGCCTGCGGGTCGGTGATGTCGATGCCTGCCCGCTGAAAAGAATCCAAGATGCCGCTGCTCACTTCCATCGAGTGGCTGGCCAACCCCACGGCATTGGCGTATCCCGCCCGCGCACCAATCAACGCCCCCTTTGGGCCGCCGACAAGGGCACCAGCTCCGGTCCACAAGACCATCGGGGCCACGCCCTTGTTGGCCATTTGTCGGGCAAAGCCTGCCATGGATTCGCCTATCATCTCGCCGAAGACTCCGACTGGATTGTAGCTAAACGCCTTCCAACTCTCCATCGGCGGTCGGCTGTCATCCATTGCAATCGAGTAAGCCTGCGACGGTGGCAGCTTTTGGATTTCTTGCTGGTAAGCAATGACGGCCTCGGGGTTGGGCTGCTCTGCATCCATCTCCATAGCCATGCCAGCGCTGGCCCACCCACGTTGAAAGGCGTTCCATGTGCTGGCGATGTTGTTGCCACGGATGAGGTTGAGGGACGGGGCACCTTCGGGGTCTGTGCCCTCATCTGGAGCAAGGAGAAAACTGTCCGCGCTCATTTGCTGCGGAGAGAACGTGGGGTCGCTTCCTGACGTTCCGCCGCCACCGCCACCGCTTCCCCCCGATCCAACCCCTGCTGGGGGAAGAGTGCTTTCGGAAAGGAAATCGTCAGCAGAAGGAACGGGATCGCTGCCGGGAAGGGGCTGTTGCTGGGCGTTAAGGAAGTCTTCGGCCGCGCTCGCGCTTGTCGCCTCGTCTTCTTCTGTCCATGGGGGCAGATCGCTTGGCGCGGCATTCCCGGCCACCGGATCAACCGATGTTGCCGCCGGCCGATTGCTGGCTATCGGAGGAAGCGGGGCGTCCTCTCGCTCTGGTGCAATATCGAGTTGTGTCTCTGGCAACGACTTGTCCCACTGGGATCTGTCGTTGAGAATTGCCCGCTGTTCCCGCTCGTAGGCGGCTGCGTCTTGGTCTGATAGGCCAAGAAACCGATCTGCCTCCGATACGGCCATTACTTCATGCCCCAGTGCAGAAGCGCACTCTTGGCTTCGTCGTGATTGATTTGATTTTTCATAAACGCTTCACGCACTTGATACGGGCTGGAGAATGTCATGGCCGCACCGGCGCTATTGGTCATGGTGAGTGGTTGCTGCGCCTGTGGTGCGGGCGCCGCTGGCGCTGCCTGCCCCTGCTGCGCCGCTGCGGCGGCGCGTGCGGCATCGTTGTTCATGCCAACCGTGGGCTGCACACCCATACCCCATCCTCCACCGGACGCAACGTAGCCCTTGTAGGGTTCAAGGCTCTGCGGGTTGACAACAGGAACAGCGTTGGTTGGATTCACCATACTGACAATGCCCTGTGTGGTGTTTTGGATTTTGGGTTCAATGACCTGCGGTTCGCCGTTGGGCTTGATAAGAACGTCAATCGAGCGCCCCTCTTGATTTGTGAGGGATAAGTATTGCGGTGGCGCCTTGGGTCCAGAGGCAATGGCTTGCATCCGAAGCTCGTTAAATTTATTGGCCTGTTTTTCAACGAACTTATACTGAGGGGAATCAAGCTCCATGCGCGTTCCTGCTGGAATTTGCATTACCTCGCGGCCAAAACGGATCACGTCATAGACCATCGGGTTGTTGGTTTGTTGTGGTGGCATATTATTAAAATTCTACAAACGGTTTCGCGGCGGTTGCCGGCATCGCCATCTGCCAGTTGCCCGCCGCATCAAAGAACCCGCTGCGACCGGCGAGCATCGACTTGCGGCCAAAGTCTAATTCGGAAAGCAGCGGCGCCATGTAAGACGTTGCCGCCGCATAGTCTCCGTCTCTGACAAACTGCGAGACCCTTTCATTAAGATCGGGACTCAGCATGTTTCTTTGCGAGAGATAGTCGTAGGCCCCCTCAAATTGCGCCTTTTGATTTTGTTGCCCTTGATACATCTGCGCAAACTGCGTGATGGCAGACATCATGTTATTGGTATTCTGCTGCGCCTGCGCCTGCTGATTCTGTTGGTTCTGCTGTTCTAGCTGCCAAAACTGTGCTGGTGTCATATTATGTTTTTCTTTCTGTTGTTATCTAAAGAATGAACCGGCAAAGTTGCCACCGGCGCCTCCAAGCGATCCTCCCAAGGCCATGCCCATGGGAATGCTCATGCCGCCCGTAGGGGCGGCCAACAGCGCACCGACGCCGGCGCCAAGCAATGCGCCACCAGCGCCCATTGCGCTTCCTATGCCGCTGCTTGAACCAAAACTGCCGCCAGTATAAACCGGCTGCACATTCTGGTTCCCCATCAGCCCAATCGCCTGCGGCGTAAAGTTGGCATACGGCGATCCGAGACCGGCCAGCATCATCTTCGGATTAGTCTGCAAACCGAAGTTGTAGGCATCACGCGACACCGACATCTGGCGGGCGCGTTCCAGATCCATGTTCTGTGCCGCTTGGCCAAGGTATCCGAGGTTCGCCGTCCGGCGGTTGAGGTCTTGCGCCTGCACGCCGGAAGCGAAGTTAAGGTTCTCGAAGTCCCGCTGCCGCGTGTAGCGGTCGCGGTTGAGCATTTCGGCGGCCAGACCGGCGTTGCCTGTGGCCATGCCTCTCGCCGCCATGCCCACGCGAGCGGCTTGCGTGGCGTCTCTGGATGCCTCCGGTGTCAGGCGTCCGCCCGAGGTGACCTTGTCCATGGCGCTCTGCATGAGGCTGTCGCCCAACTGACCAGCGCCAATGCCACGGCGCAGGGCGTCTTGGTAGTTGTTGAAGTCTGCGGTGGAACCCTGTGCCGATTCCATCTGCCCAAGCAGCCGGTCGCGCGCCGCAAACTCTGGCGCAAAGGTGCGCTGTAAGTCACCGACAGGATCGGCTTGCGTGTAGCGGTTAAGATTGGCTTCGGCGGCGGCGACGCGCTGCGGCGCTGCTGCCTTTAGGCGGTCGTATTCTGCGTTGCTGATCCACTTCTTATTGATGGGGTCGAAACGCTGGTTTCCGGTGGCGACACCAAAGATGCCTCCCGCACCGCTGCTGCGCCAACTGTCCATGCTCGCAGCCTGCTCGCGGGCGGCGGCCAGCTCCTTGTTGGCGTCTGCGATCTCCCGCGAATAAATGACCGAGGCCGGATTGGTAAAGCTGCGCAGGGCAAATCCCAAGTTGCGGGCATATTCCTCGCGGCCAGCATCGCCGGTCCGGTCAGTGAGCCTTGGAATAAACTCCTCTTTGAGTTCGTAGTCTGCGCGAGTCAGGCGCTGCGATGCGCCGTAGTCCAGCGTTGGAGGTGAAGGTTGTTTTCCGAATCCCATAATTATATCCCTGCTTTCTTAGCTAGTTGTTCCCATCGGTAAGCACGCACTCGCTTCTCGTTGCGGCGACTCCACAAGACCCATGGCAAGTGTTGCGGCGCATAGCGCAAGAAGCGCCGCAACGGATGACCAGACCCGCCGAATGCCATGACGACAAAATAGGCTGCCTCTCCGAGATATTCTGTCGGATACGCGGCGACAAACTCCTCCGTTGTGCTGATTAGTAGTCCGGTTGTCATGCAGCGGTGAATCTTCTTTTCCCACTCCTGCGGAGTGACGCCGTGATCCATCGCCCATTGGTATGCTTGCAGCCATGGCATCATTGCTGTTGCTCATCCGCCGCCACCGGCTCATTGCCTTCCGCCAACCACGCCAAGTATTCTTGGTAGTCGCGGTTGGCGGGATCGAAAGGGATGAAGGCGTTGTCGGCCAAGCGGATGACAACTTCGTGGTTGGTGAGTTTGTAGTTCATTGCTTTAGAGTTCGGCGGATGCGGTTAAAGACCCTAACTGCAAAATGTTGTTTCCACTTGATGTTCCTGCAAACACGCATGATCCATCGGCGTTGGGAAACGCAGTTACAGCAGACCCAGTAACAGTTGTGGACGTAATGGTAGGCGCCGCTCGCATTTTAGCTCCGAACACCCAAGTGAGCCTTGTGTCTGTGCTGCTTGCTGCTGCGCCATTTCCGCTTAATTCTCCAAGAGTCCGATAATACCTCTGACACAACGCCAACTCCGTCCCAATCGGCCTGCGCTCAAAGGGAGTGGCAACGGAACCGGCCTCGACCTGCACTTGGGCGATGTCGAAGGTGCCGGACTGTTGGCCGAGGGTGTCGGTGCTGGAGTTAAAATTGGAACCGGCGTCGAGCCAAATGTATAACCCCAAACGGCTATTGTTGTCGGTTCCTATTGTTTTTCCACTAATCGAAGGAATTGTTGCTGTTACCGTGACTTTTTGCCAGCTTGAGGACAATGTGGTTTTGGTCGTGCCGATAGCATTAACCCCAGAACTCGGAGATCCTCCAGTTCCAAACTGTTGTCGCAATTCTACAGATATTGGTTTGGCGCTGTCGGCTTTTGCGTAGAAAGAGACTGTTACGCCCTGCCCAGCAAAAGTGCGAACGTCCTCAATAAGGTTTTGTAAAGTAACGTAATTTCCGACGCCAGCCGAAGACGCAACTGTCATCCGGCAAAAATACGTTGGCTCGTTTGGAACATCGGTTTGGCCGAGCGTAAATGTTTGGCGCGACATCGTGCAGGCTGAACCAACGCGACCATTATACCACCTGTCAGAACCATAACCATCTGCCGTAAAACTCGTCCCCCTTTGCCAAATATCAAAGTTGCCGTTGATGAAGGCGTTGCGGTAGCCGGTGTATTGTGGTGATTGCTGCTTGGCGAACGTCACGGCGGCGTCGTTGATTTTGGCCGTGGTCACGCCAGCGTCTTTGACTTGAAACTTGTTGCCGCTGACCTCCAGCGATGCGTTGTCGGTGTCGCCGGAGGACGTGTAGGTCACGGTCGCGTTGTCCACCAGCTCGTTAAGCTTGGTAGGCGTAACGGTCTCGCCGCTGGTGAATGTTTTTCCTTTTGTTACTGTAGCCATAATTATGCTGCGTTGCGGGTTTCGGTCGGAGGCAACGACTTGGGCGATGCCTCGATGGATGCCGAGCGGATCTCCGGTCGGCCGTTGGAAGTTTCGTAGACGACTTCGGCGCTATGTGCTTTGTAGCGCACTGGAGATTTCATGTTGTAGTCTTCGCTCGTTGCGTTGCTATTGGTCAGTGTTCCGACTGTCGTGGTCGTGTCAGGGTTGATCGTGCTGATTTTGGTCGAGACACTGGCGCCTGCTGGAATGACCACATCGGCAATCGTGCGGAGGAACCGCTTGCTGTGCATGTCGCCAAAGTCGTAGCGGCGCGTTTTGATGCTTCCGACCACCGGCACGCCGGTCGCGCTACCACCGGCCGCTTGGTCGTCGGTGGCTGCGGCGACTTCTTCTAGCAGGTAGAGGTTGCCGGATCGCGGGATGCTAAAGACGCGGCGTTGGTTGTCGTAGGTTCCGACGAGGATCTGGTTGACCGATGCGCTGCTCGGATAGATGTCGCGGTATTCCCATGTGTCCGTTAAGGCGTTCCATGCGACCACCAACTGATTGCCGTCGAGCGGGTCGGCGCTGGTTGGGAGGGCAACGAGATAGCGGTTGTTGTGCCAGATGCCAAAGGCGCTGCGTTCGACGCGGGACTGGACAACAGTGCTGAAAAGGTCAGCGATGGGTTCGGAGAGCGGCTTGGTGTCACCGCGAAGTTTCAAGTCAAGGCGGCTGTCGAGGCGGTAGATGCCTGCATCGCTAAGAAAGAAGACGAAGCTGCCCGCGGTGACGATGGTGTTGCGGGCGCTGCATCCGATTTCATTGGTCAGGAGAGTGAGTCCGCTGACCGGCGTATCGACGGAAAAGTCGCTGCCATCGGTGGAGGCGAATTGATTGAGCGTGGCGAGCCAGATGGATTTGCGGCAGAAGACGAGGGCTTGGCCTTCGACCCATGGGTGGACGGCGACAATGCGGTCATCACCACCTGCGCCTGCGCGGAAGCTGTTCCAGAATGGATCGTAGAGGTCAGGGTCGAGAACGTCGCTGATCGCCACGGTGTCGCGGTTTTTGGCGAACCATAGCCGGTTATTGTGGTAAGCCGCCCAGCCGGTGCTCGGCATCGTCGTGTAGGTGACGCCTGCGGCCGGAACGCCTGCGGTGGCGCGGACGAAGTTGCCGCTGCCGCCGTCCCAATAGATCGGCGGCTTTGTTCTCCGCACCTTGATCGTGGCGGCGGCGTGCGTGGCGGTGCCGGATGGAACGGTGATGGTAAAGCTGTTGGTCGAGCTGCTGACGATGTCGTATTCGTGGCCGTCGAAGGCGGGCGTGGTGCTGCCTTCGATGCGGACGCGGGCGCCAGCCGGATAGCCATGGGCCGTGACGTTGACTGTGGCCGTGGTCGAGGAAACGGTAATGCCGGAGGCAGTCGTCAGCTTTTCCTCATAGCCGGTGGCGGTGCGGGAGGCTTCGCGGAGGATATACAAGCGATCAAAGGCTTGCAGCACGCTGACGGTGTCGGTGCCTTCGATCTTCTCGGCGGGGCTGGTCGGATAGGTCTTCACGACCGGCGATTGTCCCTGCCGGTAGAGCGTGGCGCTGTCGCTTCCGGCGAGCACGATGAATTCGTTGGCGTTGTCGTAGTTCTGGCTGGCGAAGACACCGGCCGCGTAGAGTCCGCCCTCGTAGCTGTCGCGGACTTCGGGGCCGTTGTTGGCGACAATCGTGCCGGTGGCCGGTGTCGCGGGGCTGCCGCTGACGGTGTAGGTAAAAGTATTGGCGTCCGTGACGGTGACGATGAAGTCGCCGTTGTAGTCCGTCTGCACGGCGCCGCGAATGTTCACTTGGTCGCCGGTCGTGAATCCGTGGGCGGTCGCCGTGACGGTGGCCGTGGTGGAGCTGCGGGTGATCGAGGTGACGGTCTTGTCGGTGCCCAAGGTAAAGTCGAGTGTCAGCGGGGCGCCGGTCGTGCCGATGGTGTCCGTCAGGCGCTTGCTGCCCTTGCGGGTTTGGGCGACTCCGCGATCCAAGCGCATGTTGACGCTGTCTTGCAGCATGCCTGCCGGTAGCGTGAGCGGGTTCAAGCGGCTGGCGAAGCCGATGAATCCGGCATCGCCTGCGCGTTGGACTGGAGATTCTAATGCCATTAGTTGAGCGCGGCTTTGAGCCGTGACTTAAAGCGCGCGGCGTCGGCGGGGCTGATGTCGTTCTTGCGGTTTGGTGCGATTTGCTGGTGCGTGACGATGCGGGACATGGGGATGTGCCACTTCTTCATTCGCGGAATGATGTATTGGATGGCGCTGTCCATCGCCGCTTCACCGAGCGGGTCTTCGTATGTATTGCCGTCCCACGCCACGCCGATTGAGTAGCTGTTGCAGTCGGGAACGCCCTGCCAGCTCGACAACCCCGCGTGCCAGCAGCGGGCCGTATCGTCAGCGAGGACGGTGCGGTTGCCGTTGCGGGCGATGATGACGTGGTAGGACACTTTGCTCTCAGGGTTCATGCACCAGCTCACGCTGCCGTTGTAGCTACCGCTGGTGTGGTGCAGGACGATCATGGTCGGGGTTATGGGGCGGCCGCTTTTGTTCGGGGTGTTGAGACGGCGTTCGTCGTAGGCTTTGCTCGCGGCGGGTGTGGAGACGGTTGTGGATACGGATGGCAAGCTCGGCGAGGCTGGCGCTGGGCCAGTCGCGGACTTTTTGCCAAACAGTCTCTTGATCCACTTCCACATGGTTACTTCGCGTGGCCTTTAGGCGGTGGGTTGACGGTGACGGTGGCTTGCTGCTTCAAGAAGTCATAGCCGACCGTCACGCAGCCAGCCGCAGCGACAGCCCAGCTCACGGCGAGGATCGCAACTGCAATGGCTTTTGTGGCGCGGGTTGGCATGCAGTCAGAGGCGGGCGGAATTGTCTTTCGCCATGACCAATCCCCAACCGGCGAGCAGGCTGGCGGCGATGAGGCCGATGTCGGGGATGCTGCCGTTGGCGAGGAACTCGCGGCCAGCGGTCGAGAGCGAGGCGATGATGGTGAGGATTCCGAGCAGGGTTGTTTTGTAGTTACGCATATTATTTTTGCTTCTGTTTCTTTCTCAGGTCGTGAAGGACCGAAATTAGGGTGACGATGCCGACCGCGAGGCCGACACATAGACCGGCGACTCGCAGGGTTGTTTCTAGGTGAGGGAGCATTGAGAAGACGCTTGAGCCGATGGACGTGGCCGTGCCGATGACGCCTTTTTCCGTCGTGCTGAAATTGTGATGAAAATACGACAGGCTCATCGCGCGGCTCCTCACTATTTGCGGTAGGCAATCACCGTGCCGCTGTGCAGCTTGATGGCGCTGAAGAAGCCGTCGATGGTCGTTCCGGCCTTGATGAGCGCGGCGCTGGCCTCGGTGGCGTTGGCGGCGCCGGTGAGGTTGCCGGTCAAGGTGTGAAACTTCGTGTCAGTCATCACGTCGATGCTGGTGAAGTCGGCGTTGACTTGGGTTGTGTCGGCGATGCTGACGCTGCCGGACGTGCGGTTGGTGATGCGGGTATTCGGGTGCATAATTTAGTATTGGTTGACGCGGGCGGTCCATGTGGATGGTTGGCCCTGCTGAAAGTAGTATTTGTCGCGCTGCGAGATCAGCTCGGACTCGGCCATCTGTTCCATGGCGAGTGCTTTGTCGGTCTGTCCGTCCTCTTGGAGCAAATCTGCACTCAGCATCAGACCGACTGCTTTTGCGATGACGGCGGGCACGGTCGCGGAGAGGTTGCTCGCGGAGTATTCGGTCGGGCGGATGCGGTAGTTGACCCAGACGGTTGTTGGCAGGTCGGTGCTTTGCGGGAAGCGGACGTTGTCGCCCAAGAGCGTGTAGCCGATCTGGCGGGGTGCAACGTGGGTTGCGGGGTTGTCGCGGAGGACGGCGAAGACTTCGCCCATGGCGGTCTCGCCGGTTTGCTCGTAGGGGATGAAGTAGCCGGTCGTGTCGTTGCCTTCGACGGTGCGTTCTTCGACGCGCATAAGCTCAGGCCAATCGCTCCACTCCCAGCAGTCGGCGATGCGTTCGTTGGCGGCGGCGACCATCATGGTTCTTGCGCCGGATGGGATTGCGTCGATGGTGCTGGCGTCGTTGCCGACACGTTGCCATGCGCGTAACAAAATGCTTTGGAGGGTGACGGTGCGCATTTTGTCAGTTGAGGGTTGAGGGTTGAGAGTTGAGGGACATTAGGAGTTGAGGGCCTGCATGGCGGACTGAACGGCGGCTTCAAAGGTGACGCTGGGATTCGGCCACGATGCTTGCGGCGCCGGATTGGCGGCGAACATGGTGAGGATCTGCTGCAAGAAGGCTTCGACGGCGTCCAGCTCGGCGCAGGTTTTGCCTGCGGCGGTGAGGGACTGGCGCAGATACAAAAGTGTGGGCTGGCGGTCGCCTGCGAGGCCGACACTGCGGAGGTGTTCTTCGGCGGTGACGCTGGGCGGCGGCGTAGAGATGAGCGTGCGGGTGGCGGCGTCCCAGATGAGGGTGCCGTTTTGCAGTCCCTCGCCTTCGGCGTCGGTGAGCGGGAGCGCGGTGATGCCTGCCGGTAGCGGATCGGCGATGACGGTGCCGATGGAGACGCTTTGGCCGCTTTCGGTGTTGTAGAGGAGGTGCCAGTTTTGCATGACTTATGGGATGCCGATGAGGCAGAAGCCGTAGCGATCGGGGTTGGCGGCGATGTTGTGCTTCACGGCGAGGCGGGAACCGCTCGGAATGTTGCGGCCAAAGAGCGATAGATAAGGCGGCGAGGACTGCACGAACTCATTGCCGTTGTAGTTGACGATGGTGGCGCCAAAAGTTTGCTCGCTGCCCGATGACCCCACGCCAACGTCAAATTGCGGACTAAATGCCGAGATGTTGCTGTTGTGCGTAGACGGCACGATGGCCACGGCGCGGTAGGCTTGTGATGTTGATGCCGTTGCTTGCACCCATGTTCCGCTGGCTCCGCTGAAGCTGATGCCTTGGCTGTTGGCCGTGTTGCCGCCGATGACATCCACGCTGGTGGGCGCAGTGGCGTAATCGCTGCTCGCTGTGAGGAGAAATACTTGTGCGGTTGCCGTTTTACCGCCCGTGACCACAGACTGAATGCGGGCAGACAGTCGCGTGCCGCTGGGGATTTGAAGCGGAATAGAAACGGCAACGCCTGTTGGGCCAGCCGTGGCTACTGCTCCACCAACGGCAAGGTTGGAAATAATGTTTGTTTCAGACCCGCTGGCACCCGTGGCGATGTCGATGAGTGTCGCGGTGTTGGTGGAGGCCACGGCGATGTCTTGCACCATGAGCACCAACAGTCCCGCATTGGCGGAAGTGGAAGCGATGAGTTCGGTATACGAACCTTTGGTGTGCGCGGAGGTGTTGGCGGTCAATGACACCTCGGCGGTGGAATTGACAAGGGTGTAGGACGATTGCTCAAACCAATCGACATTGCGCCAAAGCGGCGTGGCACCGAGATAACCTTTTTGCAGGAGGGCCATAGGTCAGGGATCGGTGATGAGATACAACGTGGCCGCGTCGGGGCTGCCGATGGCGTTGTATTCGGCTTGGGTGAGGCTCACGATGTTGTTGACCACGTCGCTGCCGCTGCCTGCGCTGGTGTCGCTGACGACGTTGGTGCCGGAGCGGTCGGCAACGGTCAGCGTGCGGGTGGTGCCGGTGGTGATGCCGGAGAGTTGGAAGGCTAGATTTTTGGAGCTGTCCGCGTTGTCATAGAGGAGGAAGTTGGCGTCGTTGAAGACATCCGGCAGAATCCCCGCGTAGGTCCAGTCAGTTGCGCGTGTTCCGGTGGTGGCAACGCGGATGTAGATGCCAGCGGGCTTGCGGCTGATGAGCCAAGTGCCTTCGGGTTCGCGGACGAGGTAGGCGCTGTCTACGGCTGGCGGGTTGGCGGTGGGCAATGCGCTGAAGTTTTGCACCTCGCCGTCGATATAGGACGCACCGCCGCCGCCGCCGGAGCCGGTGAAGTCGAAGTTTCCTGTCAGCGGATTGAACTTGATGGCCATTAGCTGCGGGTCACTGTGGCGATCTTTGCGTCATCGCTGGACGGCGTGCCGCCGACATAGGTGAAGGTGAGCGTGGCGACTGTCTGGCTGCCCTCCTTGTAGACCACCGTTGAGAGATTGTTTGTCGTGGAGACGTAATTCAGCTCGACGGCGTTATGCTGCGGAATATTGAGACCGGCGATGTTTCTGACTGAGACGTTGGGATGCATACGGTTAGGCGGCGGGTTGGGCGGTCATGCCGAGTTGCTGGTCTTGCGCCATCTTTTGCAGCGCGGGTTGCGCGCCGGTGCGGCCGATGACGGCGTTTTGTTGCTGTTGCAACTGGAACTGGAAGGCTTGTGCTCTCGCGTCGATCATGCTGCGGAAGATTTCATCTTGGGCGTAGCGCTGTTGGACGGCGGGGTTGGACTGAATGATCTGCTGCAAGGTTTGCAGCCTTACCTGCGCGTTTTGGCCGCCTTCCTTGAGCGGCGGCTCGGTGCCTGCGGCGATTTTTGCGAAGGCGCCTTGCTCGTCCTCCTGCTCGGCGGCGGTGGCGGCGCCGATGTCTTGCACCAAGAGGCCGGCGAGATTCGGGTCAACGGCTTGGAACATGTATTTGACCAAGCCGGCGCGGTCGATGACGCCGAAGCTGTCCAGCGGGACAAGCACTTTGGCGAGGTAGTCGAGCTTTGCGCCGAGGGCTTCGTTGTCGAGGAGGCGCGCGTCAAACTCAGCGGTAATGTCGAAGCGCCCACGGATGTCTTGAGGGCTTGCGTTGAATGCCAACTGGGCATTGCCGGTGATGCGCGCGACCTCCTCGGGAGTCATATACTGTTGCGCCAGCGCCATGGTCTGCGCGATGCAGAGCTTCATGTCGATTAGCCAAGAGTCGATTAGCTCCTGCGTGTGGAGCATGTAGCGCTGCTGCGGGACGGCATCGCTGATGCGGCCGAAGTAATTGTCCACGTCCGCACGGGTGGCGGCTTCCACTTCGATGCTGCCCATGTCGGGGCGAGGGGGATTCATCCACTCGATCTCGCCGGGGCGGCGTTCGGGGATCTGCATGCCGGGGCCGAGGACCAAGTCAAACTTGCCCCGGTTGGCTGGCACCTTGACGGGCGGGAGGATGCTGATGCTGGCACGGTCAGAGCGGAAGTCGCGCTGGATCTTGATTTCTTCCTGCGCGGTCTGCACCAACTCAGGGATGCCACGGCTCTCTAGCAGAGGGCGGGTGGCGCGCTCGCGGGGGAGTTCGATGAAAGGATATTGTCCGTGGGCGTAGGGCAGCAACTCATGCACGGCGACCCTGTCGGTGACATGGTAGCTAACCACGGAGCGGGTGACGCGGATGGCGTTGGTCTTGGGGTCGTTCTCCTTGCGGTAAACATGCCATATTTCGCACATGTCGCGCAGTTGCTCGTAGAGGAACTGATCGGTGCGGTGGATGTTGAGCGAGATGCGCTTGAGCTGGCCCTTGTGCTGTGCGGCGGCTTCGATCCATTCCTCGTCCCAGCCCTCGACTGCGCCGCGCTCGCGCAACTCCACTTCTGTGAGCAATTCTCTGCGGGCAACGAACGCGGCGCGCTGAAGGCTGAAGGTCTGAATGGGGAAGATGACATCCTCCCATGCTTCAAGCGCGGTCCACACCGGCTTGCTCTCAAAGACATAAGGCTCCTCCCACTGGACAAGGCCCTTGTCGCGGAACTCGCGGACCTTGGACACCTTGCCCAACTCAGGGATGATCTGCCCCAAGAGTTCGGCGGCGGTCTCCTCTTGCAGCGGGTCCATGACCACTTCCAGAAGGGCGGCGAGGTTGGGGTCTTGCGACTGCTCCAACATCATCTGCGCGTCTTCGATGCTGAAAGATTTGATCTCGGTGCGGGTGTTCTGCACCCAGTCCACGGCCATAACCGCCAGCCCGTAGGTTTCGCGGAATTGGGCGGCGAGTTTTACTTCACGGCGAAGATCGTCCAGACAGTGCTGGAACATAAGCCACTTCATCACGGCTTCGGCGGCGGCGCGTTTGTCCGTATCCATGGACTCCACCGGCTGGACTTGCACGCGCGACTTAAAGAAGGCGTTGCAAAGGAGGGCCGTGTTGTCCGAAATGATATTGTCGGCAAGCCGAACGCGAACATCGGATGCTCCGCTCCACGGCCACGGCTGCTTGCCTTGGGCGCCAGACCATTTGCGCCCGTCCTCACTTTGCCCCGGCCAGATACAGAATCGCGTATTCCAGTTGCGCAGCTTGCGCTGAACATATTGGCTGCCGTCCGCGTCGGCTTGGTCGATCTCGTAAAGGATCTTGGTGATGTCCTCGGGCTTGGGCGCTTTAATCATTAGATGAGGACAGTGGTTTTGCGGGGGGTATAAGGCACAACAGTCTCGGGGTTCTTTTTCTTGAACCAGTCGCGGAAAGATTTGTCCTTCCAGCATCCCGGCTCCGCTGCTTCCCAAGACCAATAAGCGTCAGCGTCTATGCTCATGTCCTTCTGGCCGATGCCTTCGATGGCGCATTGCTCTATGCGCGCACTGGCTTCGGCGATCTGGCGTTGGCGAGTGGCGGCAAGAACGGCATCGGCGTTCCAACCGGCAATCAGCTCTTGCTTGACCGCGTCGGCCATCTCATCCCCGAGATCGAGGACAAGTTCTGACCATAGATTGTCTGACATCCTAACTGCTACGGCCCCATTGCTGGGGCCGCAGTGTGTTAAGACGCTTAGAGCGCGTTCACGTCAACGATCTCAAGGAAGACCTCAAGTTCGCCGGTGTTGTGATCGGCCAAGCTGTCGCCCGAAGTGCAAGCGAAGGCCGCTTGGATATACTTGGGCGAGGCTGCCGTGCCTTCCAAGAAGGCGTGGGGCGTGGTGGACGGGTTGACCTTGTAGAACACTTCGGTGCCGCTCGGGTTCAGCTCTTGCGAGGTGATGAACGCGTTCGGGTCAGCCGTGGTGTCGTTGTGACCGATCTCCACTGTGGTGGTGATAGTCGCGGCGTCCGAGCTGTCGAACACGCTGACGAGGCGGGTGGCGGCGGATTTGACGGCCGTGCCAGCAACCACAGGGATGAGGTTGATGGTCTGAGCGTCATCGGTGTCGGTCAGGTCGTTGTGGTCGAGGATGACCTTGTGGGTGTAGCCGAAGGCGGCTTTGGTTTCTGCGGGCAGTTCGTAGACTTTCATAGTTTTGTTATTCCTTAATTGAGGTTGCTACTAGGAAGTCGCGGCGAACTCGCCGAGGCCCTTCGGGTTCCAGCACACCAGCGCGGCAATGGCGTCAACGAGGCCACGCGGTCCACCGCCTTGGTCTTCCAATTCTTGGAAGCGGGGGCGACGGCCGTAACGGGACTCCAACATATCCATGTTGAGGAGGTAGCCACGGGCCGACTGAACGGCAGCGGCTGCGTCCTTCGCATTGAACAAGGTCGGCACCAAATTAATTGTGCCGAAGTCGCCGATGTAGGTGTCCACCGTGCTGATGACCGTGCGGTCATTGAGCGAAGCGGTGTATTGACGGGTGCTCAGAGCGGTGTTGCTGCCGCTGGAGTAGCGGGTGAACTCGCTGAAGCGCTTCTTGAGGTTCGGGCCAGTGACCAGATCCATCGTGTCGATGGTGCCGGTCTGCTCGTAGACGCTCTGAAGAACGGCGGCCACATCGCTCTCGGTGAGAGAGGAGGTAGCAGTCGTGTTGATCGAGGCGGACGGCGTGCGGAACGACGCGGGAACAGGCAGGTCGGTCTGAGCCGAGCTGGAGATCCACGAACCGAGGCCGCGAGTTTTATATGGGTTAATGCCGCTCTGCTCTTGCGAATCGTTGCTGGAGCAGAAGGCGCTTTCCATGTCGCGCTTCAGTTCGATGAGGGCGCGGGAAACGCCGCGAGCCATTTCCTTCTTCTTGCCAACGCCAGCGATGTTATCGACGTTCTGCGCGAAGTCATCGACTTTGATGCTGCGGCGGAACTTCTGGGCGCGGCCGGAAAGGAGGACGCGGTTTTTGGCGGGATCGTCGAACGTGGTAACGTCGGCGTTGGTGAGGACACCGTCGAACGACGGGTCGTTATAGCTGTCGGCCTGCCATGAGAAGACAGAGCCATTGGTGAGATCCGAGCCGGCTTTGATGCGGGAAGTGACGGGCGTGTTTTTCTGGTCGATGACCGAGATCACGTCAGCCAAGTCTTCGCGCAGTCCGGTGGCCGGATGAACAAGTCCTTGTGACATATTGTGTGAGTTTTCTAAGTGATGGGGTTTATCCGATCAGTTCTCCCACCAAGTCCTCGATGTCCGACATGGACCCGCTTGATTTGAAGAACCGATTTTTCGCAGCCGTAGAGCTGCCTTTTGTGGCAGAGCGGGGCGCGCTAACGGGCTGGACGGGTGTGACGGTTTTCTCTTTCTTCGCGGACACAGTTTTCTTGGCCTTGTCTTTGGCAGCTTCGGTCTGCTGCTTGGCCATGAGGGCTTGCTCGCCGTAGAGGGCGAGGCCGATCCAGTATTCGTGCTGGGGGATCTTGAGGAGATCGGGGGCCTGCTTGATCGTGGCTTTGTAGGCTTGGTTGAGCGCGCTGCCCTCCTTGAAGATATCGGGGAACATGCTCTTGGCGGCTTGCACCGCCGGCTCACGCTGGGCCAACCACTCTTTACGCGCAGGAACGTGGATGGTCAGGATGTCGTCAGCTTTGACGAGATAGTCCTTAACCTCCGCTGCCTCGATGAACTTCTCGGTTCCATCGGGCTGCTTGATCGTGGTGCCGTCCGTATTCTGAAGTGCCCACCGGCGAACCGCTTGGGCGTTTTGGATGCGCTGCTGAAGGGCCTCGTCACTGTCCACATCGGCCAACGGGTTGTCGGCGGTAGGGGTGAGAACGGGGCGTGAGGTCTGGTTGAGCTGGGCTTCTAGGTCCGCCTTGGCGGTGCGTAGTTGCTCCAGTTCGGCGCTGGCAGCTTGGGCCTTTTCTTCAGACTCGCGCTGCTTGGCGACGAGCTTATCAATCCTGCGTTGAACCTTGTCCTTCGTAACCTCCTCGCCAGCAGGTTCTTCTGCGGCGGTGTCCTCGCTATCCTCGGGTTCTTCGGCAGAATCGGCTTCAGTCGCCGGCTCCTCCTCGGTGTCTACTTCTTCAGCGGAATCCTCAGATTTCTCCTCTGGCTCCTCTGTTGTGTCCGTGTTGTCAGAGATCGTCTTGTCAGCGGACTCGTCTTTGGCTTCCTCGGGCTGACGCTTAACGCCCAGCTCGGCTAGTGCCATAGAAACTACATCGTCCGCTCCCGCCGCTGTCGCGGCCACATTGTCTGTCGCCATAGGATAAAACCCCTAAGAGGTGCGCCAAACGTCTGGGGGGAACCGGGACGTTAGAACCGGAGTGAAGCGCGATACGCCTCTCTATCCTCACACATAGCACACAATGTGTGCGGTGTCAATACGGGAAAGTCTCGTTATGCGATACTTCGCTTCTGTCTCGGGGCGACACTTGGATAGAATCGCATAGACTTGTTCACAAGTGACCGGCGCATACTTTTTGCTGAGTTGTTATTCTCGCTTGCCCTTTAGTCGCAAAAACTATTGCTCAGAAAGTATGCGCTGGGCGCCTACCGGACCTTCGCCGCTTCGGCCCTAGTGGCTTCCAAGTAATCCCACAATTCCACCAGCGCATTGAGCTGGCCGTTGGCGTGGGCGAGGAGGCCGGGGTCTTTGGCGGTGGCCATGTTGCTGGCCAAGGCCACGCCGTCCGCGATGCGGTCTTGCAGGGCGACCATGACGGCTCGCCAGCAGGGCGGGGCTTGGTCGCGGGTGAAAGCAAGGGCGCCTTTGAAGTCGAACTCTTCGTCTTCAGAAACAGGATAGCGGTCGATGGGGATGGTTTTGGTTTTGGTGAACATAGTCATATTCGGTATTCGTGAATGGCGAATGGTTATATCCAGAAAGGATACATGGCCCTGTTGGCTACGATGACGTGCGGGCCGCACTCTCGGCAGATGGGGCCGAGTTGTTCGTCCACACCATGGATGTCGTCGATACGAAGCTGCTTGGAACACACGCCGCAACGTGGCGGCTCTTTGCTGCGGCCTCGCCATGGGCGGACGCGCGGGGGTGGGGGAACTATGCCGGTGGGCGCCATTAGTAACTCCCGCCTCCGCGCGGGCGCAGGATGTCGCCCTCGACGTTGTTGCAGCCGGAAAGCACAAGCATGCGGACGAGGTCAGGGAAATCCTTACTGCTGCCCTTGTTGCCGTCAGCGCCGGTCCACTCCTTCATGCACCAGATTAGGTTCTGGCAATTCTCGCTAATGTAGAGCTTGGGCTGGTTCAGTGCGTCGAGCGGCTTCTGCGTGTTGTAGTGCAGCCAGTCATTGATAAGCCCGACACCTTCATCAATCGTGTCGCCGGGGGCGGCAGAGAAGTCCATGCCGAGGTCGCTCATCTCCTCAATCAGCGTGGTCGGCCTCTCCTTGGCCAGCGTCTGTGCGTTGCCGTAGCGCGAATCCATCCATCTTTCAAAGATGCGCTCGCCGTTCTCAACGCTGCGGATTTCTTCGATGTAACGCTCCAGCCCGAAGCCAAAGTCTTTCTGCGCGGGGCCTTGGCGTCCGTCCGCCTTCTTGCCATCCGGCTCGGCCCACATGCCGGGGTAGCCGACGCCTTCGACATACTCGTTGGGGCAGGGCCACTCCCGATAGATGAAGCAGCGGTTGGCGTTATCGAACAGCGCCCAGATCATGGCCCAGTTACGCGCGGAGCAGGGGTCGATGAATTGATAGCGGGTGCCTTCCTTGGGAATCCATTCGTGCTTGATGACGTGAACCTTGTCGTTGAATAGCGGGAAGCGGTTGTTGATGGAGCGGGTCGGAACGCCATACGCACGGCAGAGGATCTTCTCGCGCGTCTCGTTGCGTAGCTCCTGCTGCATGCGCTCCCAGCCGGCCCACGGATTGTTCTTGGTCTGGAAGTAAATGATCGGCCGGCCCTTGCGCCCCGTCTGGACGATGGGCACCTTCTCGTAGCCGACGATGACCTTCTCGCCTTTGTTGTCCTCAAACTTGGGAAGCAACTCCGCATCGCACTCCTCCACGTTGCGTGCGCCGGTGAGGTAGTCTTTTACCGTGGGCGAGTAGCCTTCGATGGGGGTGAAGGTGACGATGAGCACCCCGTTCCTGTCGAGCAGACGGAAGCGCAATGTCTCCAAGAAATCCAGCGGCACCAACTCGTCGCACCATGCTATGTCAATCTCGCCGCCTTCGATGGTGCTGATGTCCTGTGCGTAATTGCGGAAGATGCACTGGCTGCCATTCGGTGCGACAAACTTGTTTTCGGTAAAGCCCCCCTTGACCGAGTAGGTGATGTTCGTGACCGTGCCCTTGCGCGCCTGTCGCCAGTCGGCCGGCAGATATTTGAAGACGCGGGGTTGTTGCATCTCAATCGAATTGGGCGCGGTCGTTTGGAAGCACCACGCGACGGATTGCTTTTTGTGATACAATCTGTGGATCACCTCGCGCGCGGCCCACTCGGTTTTGCCGGATCTGTTGCCGCCCATGACAAGGATCTCGCGGTTGTCCTCCAGTAGCTGACTGGCCTTGTTCCAGATCGGTGGGCGGTAGCCGTAGCGGTAGGGATCTACCTTTTCCTTGAGGATTAGTTCTTCGCGCTTGAGCAGCAGATCCCAGCCCTTCTCTGGCCCGATAGCCAAGAGCACGTCCTTGGGCGGCAGCTTCATCACCGGATGAGCAGTCGGCGTGAAGCGGGAGCGGGGAGTGGATTTCTTGTCG